GGCGTTCGTTGAGCGCGCGATGCCCCCGGACACTGCGGACATTGAGTATGACCCGTTGACCGGCTTGCCGAAGTTCTACGATGCCAAGGGCACGCCGCTGGCGGGTCTGGAGCCCGGGATCATGCAAGACCTGCAGCCGGGCGAGAAGATCACGTTCGCGAACCCGCCGGAGCCAGGTACCACGCATTCGGAGTACATGCGGACCAACGCCCTAGGCACGTCCGCGGGGCAGGGCCTGCCCTACGAACTCATGTCGGGCGACGTGAAAGATGTCAGCGACCGAACGCTCCGCGTGGTCATCCAAGAGTTCCGGCGCTTCGCCCAACAGCGGCAGTGGCATCTGGTCATCCCCAAGATTTGCCAGCCGATGGTGGATTGGTGGGCGGAAGCCAAGGTTCTTGCCGGGGACTACTCGTTCAAGCGGATGGCACTGGCCAAGGCCTGCGTCCACAACCCGCACGGTTGGGAATACATCCATCCAGTGCAGGATGTGGAGGGCAAGGTCAAGGCGATCGAGGCGGGTCTCACTTCGCAATCGGCGGTCATTTCCGAACGTGGCGACGACCCAAAGAAGGTGTTTGAGCAACGCAGCAAAGATACCAAACTCAGCGAGTCGCTGGGTCTTCCTGCGCCCCCCGCACCGAAGGTCGCTCCTGCACCTGGCGCGTCGGCGCCTTCCGATCCGAACGCCGCGCCGGCAGGGCCCAATGCGCTCGCTGATTTCCAGGCCTCCCTGCCCGCCCTGGTGGCCGCGCTTCGCCCGGCGGACTCCGAGCCTGCAACGCCGGTCGACCAGATCGTGACCGCCACGGCAACGGCCATGGCGGCCGTGTTCCAGCCCATGATCGTGCAGATGGCCGAGGCCATGGCAGCGTCCAACGCCGCTCATGCGCAGACCCAGGCGGCGCTGCTGACCGCGTTGGCGGCCTCGAACGGCAGGCCCACCGAGGTGCTGGTCAACAACACCGTCGGGCCCACGCCGGTGCAGATCACGAACACCGTCGAGCCGACGCCGATCACCAACGTGGTCAACGTCGAGCCCGCTCCCGTGCATGTCGCGCCCGCGGGCCAAACGACATCTCACATCGAGCGCGACGAGGACGGAAACATTGTCCGCGTCACGCAAACCCCCTCCAACTTGCAATAACGCGAGAACAGCATGCCCATCAATTCCACTGATATGAAGTACCGCCTGAGTGGCGGCGCGGCCAACACCGACCCCCTGGCGGCTCTCGGTGGCGCGGCCAGCACCACGGACGCGGCGGCCACGATCTTCGACAACGTCACCAGCGCTGAGGCGTCCACGGGCGAGTCCGAATACCGCTGTGTCTACGTCAAGAACAACCACGGTACGCTGACGGCCCTCGGCACCAAAGTCTGGGTTCAGACCCAGACCCCCAGCGCGGACACGGATGTGGCCATCGGCCTCGGCACCAGCGCAGTCAATGGCAATGAACAGACCGTCGCTGACGAGAACACCGCGCCGGCCGGTGTGACGTTTACCGCCCCCGCAGCGTTTGCCGCCGGCTTGACCATCGGCGACCTGACCCCGGGCCAGACCAAGGCCGTTTGGGTCAAGCGGACGGTCAACGCGGGTGCGGCGCCCACGGCGGACTCGTTCGTGCTGCGCAGCCAGTGCGACACCTTGCCATGACCCCCGACTTCCTCCGCGGTCTGCAGGCCGGGATTTTGGCCGACGAGGAGTGCAAACCCCACGTCGTCACGGCCGAGCACGAGAAGACCGACGCGCGCTTTCGAGATGAGGCCATCGCGACGATCCTCAACGCCAGAGGGTTCGCCTCAACTTCAGCCGAAGTGCCGGCCTGGTGGGCCAAGCGCCTGCTGATCGAGCGCGGCAAATGGGTCGGCATCGAAGATGCTGCAGCCGACACGGCGAACCCCTACCGCACAGCCGCCGCGTCCGCCGTGTCCTTGGCTGCGTCCGCGCAGATGGCGATCAACTTCCTGGACCCTGCGAGCAGCGGGCTCATGGGCGCATTGATCGCCGCGAAGCTGATCGCCCACGACGACAAAACAGCCCTCGAAGCGATGAGCTTCGTGGAGTCAAACATCACCGCTGACGAAGTCTCGCGCGCCCTGCGCGGGCCTTGTGGCGATGAGCCCACCACCTGACCAACCGGAGCCACCATGCAAAAGACCTTCCGTCGCATCTTCGCCCTCGTCGCTGCCGCCGCCATGGTGGCATTTGCGAGCACTGCATCTGCCGCACTCACCGGTCCGCAAGCTGCCGCGCTGAAGGCCGCGGCTACCGCCGATCCAGCCGCGGCCGCGCTGATGTCCAGCGCCGACGACGTGGCCCTGGCCGCTTGGTTCAACGCGCCCGACCCGGCAGGCTGCATCGTCTGGCGCCCCGACGTGCCCGTCAGCGAGGCCAACGCGGCCATGGTGTGGACCGAGGTCGACACGCTCAGCGTCGGCAAGGCCCGCATCTGGGAATGGCTGCGCCTGGTCAACGTGCTCGACTACCGCTCGGCGAGCATCCGGCAGGGCATCAACGACGCCTTCGCTGGCCTGGCCACCCGCGCCCAGGTCATCAACACCGGCAAGCGCACGGCCACGCGCGCTGAGAAAGCCCTCAGTACAGGCGCTTGCACAAGCGTAGCGCCAAGCCTGATGACGTTCTACGGCAGCATTACATATGGCGAAGCGTCGCTGATCCGGAGCTGATACATGGCAGCGTCAATCGTTGAAACCCAGGTCACCTGGTCGACGGCCACGAGCAAAACCGTCGCGGCCAACACGATCCAGTGGTCAGACCCGATGTCGCTGACTGTTCTGGACGATGCACATCAACTGCAGGTCAGCGTCGACAACGCGGGCACGCCGGCCGGGGGTGATACCTGCGCCGTTTACGTCGCGCGGACGACGGGCGACATCCTCGGTGACGGTGGGGCGGACTTCGACACTGACGAGCATGCCGAGTTTGTGATGATGCTGGACACCTACGCCGCGAACACGCCAGGCGAAGACCCGGCACGCAAGACCGTGCCCGTGGACCTCACCGGCTGCACCGCCTACAAGGTGGGCGTGGTGTGCGGCCAGGCCTCTACCCGCAACATCGTTGTGCGCGCCCGCATGGGCTGCCAGCGCCCGGCGTGATGGAGCGGTGACCCGTGGGCCTGTTGATCGAGCAAGAGCGCCGCGCATGGAAGCGCCAGCCGCAGACCCGCCAGCGGCTTAACCCGGCGAGCCCGTACTTCGCGGGCCTGCTGTTCCATGCTCCGCTCCACCCCGGATGGGGCATGCTCGATCTGGTGTCCGGCGCACCTTGCACCAAGACCGGCCTCGGCACCAGCGCAGCAACGCCGGCTGGCGTTATGCCGGTCTTTGGGTCGGGCAGCTATGCCGACTTCACCGCACCGGCTGCATTCGATGGCTCGCTGCCCTTCACCATCGCGTGGGTGCAGCAGCCGATCTCTCCCGTCGGCTATAGCACCGTGCTTGACATCAAGCCGCCGGTCAATGCCGCAAACTCGTTCCTGATCTATCAGTCCGCATCGGACGCGATCTACCAATTCGTTGTCGGCCCCCGCGATGGTGGCGGCAAGGGGGCCCAATTCGCAACGGGCCTGCAGACCGATAGATTGCTAGACGTATACGTGTTGGTTGCGCCAGCCGGGATGGCGTCAACTACATCCCAATATGCGCTGTATCGCAACGGCGTGAGGCAAGCGCCCGCAGTGGCAAACCCGGCATTTGGAGCAGCAAATACGGCCGGCTTCCGAATCGGCACGTACCTGGGCGGTTCGGGCGATCCATTTGAGGGCTGCCTCGGAGGCGTCACAATCTGGCAGCGCGCCCTCGACGACCGCGCCGCCTCGGCCTGGCTGCCCGCGAAGCTCTACAGCCCGCGCCGCACCCGCCGCTACATCCCCACGACCGGCGGCGGAACCACGCAAGTAACGTCCGACCTCTCCGCCGCCTACTCGGTTCGCGGCAAGGCGCAGTCAGACCTCTCCGCCGCCTACTCGGTCCGCGGCGCAGTGCAATCCAGCCTGAGCGCGAGCTACACGGCGCTCGGCGCGGTGCAGGCGGACCTCTCTGCGGTGTACTCGATCCAGGGCTCCGCGCAGTCCGACCTCGCAGCGAACTACAGCGTCATCGGCGCGGTGCAGTCCAGCCTGAGCGCGAGCTACGCGGTGCTTGGCGAGGTGCAGTCCAGCTTGAGCGCGAGCTACGCCGTGCAAGGGTCCGCCCAGGCCGACCTCGCAGCCGCGTACTCGATTTGCGGCAAGGCGCAGGCAGACCTCGCGGCGAGCTACACCGTGGTCGCCAAGGTGCAGTCCGATCTCTCAGCGAGCTACACCATCATCGGCAAGGTGCAGTCTGACCTCGCGGCTGCCTACTCGGTTCGCGGCGCAGTGCAGTCCGAACTCTCGGCAAGCTACGAAATCCAGTCCGCTGGCGTCGTCATCAGCGACATGGCGGCGGCGTACTCGATCCTCGGGACCGTGACGAGCGATCTGTCCGCCTCGTACGCGGTCCTCGCGCCAGTGTCGAGCGAGCTGGCTGCGGAGTACGTCGTCCGCGGGGCAGTCGCCACAGACCTCACGGCGAACTACCGGGTGCTCACCCCCGTGGTGTCAGACCTGTCGGCCGCCTACTCGGTATCTGGCAGCGTGACCTCGGATTTGGCCGCGTCGTGGGCGGTCATGGGCACGGCCACGAAAGACTTGGCCGCGTCGTATTCGATCTATTCCAGCAGCGGCGGAGGCACTGGAGCCTCGGCTCAGGAAATCGCGGACGCGGTCTGGCAGCGCGTGGTTGAGTCGGGCCTCACGGCGGAGCAAATGCTGCGCATCATCATGGCTCCGCTGGCGGGCAAGGCCGATGGCATCGGCACGACCACCGAACGTTATTTCGCCCAGGACGGCGTGACGCCGCGGGTCACGGCCACCTTCGACGCGCAGTCGAACCGCATCAGCACAACCGTCAACGGCACCGTGTGACGAACTTCCAAGGACGCCTGTTCGCCGGGCGCCTGTTCGCCGGCCGGCTGTGGCACGCCCCCGTTGCGGCAACCCCCTCGGCGACGGCGGCTCACGCAGGACCAGGCCGGCGGAACAAGCGATGGCCGGCCAAGGCCCCCGCTCGGCACCCGAATGACGACGACGAAGTGTTGATGCTCTTCTTGATGGCTTCGAAATAACGAAACGCTCTTGAGTGACACCGGGGGTAGCGGTTGGCACGATGCCGCCACTATGTCTAAATCCTGGTACTCCATTCGAGCTGCCGCCTCCAGCAGCGACACCGTCGAGGTTTCGATCTACGACGAAATCGGTTACTGGGGCGTGACGGGTGCGGCGTTCATCGCAGACCTCAAGGCGAAGCTCGGCGCCGGGGTCAAGAACATCAGCCTGTCGATCAACTCGCCGGGTGGTTCGGTGTTCGACGGCTGGGCGATCTTCAATGCACTGAAGGCCTCAGGCAAGACGATCACCGTGGACATCGTTGGCATTGCCGCCAGCATGGCCAGTGTCATCGCCATGGCGGGAGACAAGATTCGCATGCCCGACAACGCAATGATGATGGTGCACAACGCCATCAGTGGCGTCTATGGTGACGCCGAAGACATGCGCGAGGTCGCCAGCGTGCTGGACAAGATCGACGCCTCGATCGTGTCGACCTACATGGCTCGCACCGGCAAGACCGAGGCCGAGGTGCGTGACCTCATGGCCGCCGATACCTTCATGACCGCCGCCGAGGCGCTGGCCCTGGGCTTCGCGACCGAGGTCACCGCTTCGATCGAGGCAAAAGCGGCGTTTGATGTTGAGCGATTGCCGGACAACGTCAAAGCGTTGTTCAAGGCCCTTTCGCCCGTTGCGCCGGCTCCGGTTTCGGTCGTTGCCTTGGCGCCGCCGGTGTGCAAAGAGGCAGGCCTCGAAGCCTACGCCGGAGTGTTCGCCACCGACACGACGATCACCACCGAGGAGCAACTCCGGGCCGCAGTCGCTGACGGCGTCCTGATCCGCGACTTGTGCGCGCTGGTGAATCGTCCCAACGACGCCGCTGGCCACATCAGGGCCCGCACCCCCTTGCAGGACGTTCGAGCCGCGCTGGCCAAGGCCCGGGCTGACGAGGCCCCGGCAATCGACTCGTCGCGCAGTGCGGCGGACGCTCAGGGCGCAGCCCAAACCCAAGCCATCAACCCGACCAACTTGTGGGCGAAGGTCCACCAGATGAACGCCGACATGAGCGGCAGGAGCAAGAAATGACCGTTATCACCCAAGGCGTCCAAACCGGCGAGTGGCTTCTCTCCGAAGCCGACGGCCAGTTCAGCCGGGACAAGGCCACCGTCACCGTCGCCGGTGGCGTAGCACTGCCCTCCGGCACCGTGCTGGGCAAGGTCACCGCGACCGGCAAGCTCGTCAAGTACGTCGACACCAACAGCGACGGTTCGCAGTCGGCTGTGGCCATCCTGTGGAACGCGCTGCCGGGCGTCAATGGCGACTACCCGGCGACCGTGTTCACCCGCGCAACCGAGGCCTACGGCGCCATGTTGAACGGCGGCGCGGGGGTTGATGCCCCCGGCACCGCGGACCTCAAGGCTCTCGGCGTCATCGTCCGCTGACCCAACCCACCGACTGACCGACCGGAGCCCATCTTATGAATCTCGACGTTTTCAACAGCGACCCTTTCCACGTCACCCAGCTTTCGCAGGCGATGACCCTGCTGCCCTACGTGCCGACCCGCATCCGCGAGCTGGGGCTGTTCGCCGAGTCCGGCATCAGCACCACCACCGTGTTTGTGGAAATGGAAGCCGGCGTTCTGCGCCTGGTGCCCACCGCCCCGCGTGGTGCCCCGGGCCAGGTTGAAGGCCTGCAACGCCGCAGCGTTCGCCCGTTCGCTGCGGTGCACTTGCCCCAGCGCGTGGCCCTGCTGGCCGACGAAGTCCAGTCGCTGCGCGCCTTCGGCTCGCAGACCGAGTTGGAGTTGGCCACGGAGCGCATGAACAAGAAACTGGCCATCGCCAAGCGCAACCTCGACCTGACCATCGAGTACCAGCGCATCGGCGCAATCAAGGGCAAGATTCTGGATGCCGACGGCTCGACCGTCATCACGAACCTGTTCACTGAGTTCGGCGTCACCCAGCAGACCCTGAACTGCGCGCTGGATGTGACCACCACGCCGGTGTTCAACAAGGCGATCACGCTCAAGCGCATGATCGAGGACACCCTTGGCGGCACCATGATGAGCGGCGTTCGCGTGCTGGCTCACCAGTCGTTCATCGACGCTCTGACCACGCATGCGAAGTTCGAGGCGTCTTTCCAGGCGCAAATGGCCTCGTTCAACCGTGCGGACAACCGCAAGGGCTTCGCCTGGACGACGGATGTGACGATCGAGGAATACCGCGGCCAGATCAACGGCGTGCCGTTCATCGAGCCGGGCTGTGCCTACGCCATCCCCGAGGGCGTTCCCGAGCTGTTCAACACGCACTATGCGCCTGCGGACATGATGGACACGATCAACACCGATGGCCTGCCGTACTACGCCAGCATCGAGATGTTGGACCACAACAAGGGCCTCGACATCCTGACGCAGTCGAACCCGCTGCACCTGTGCAACCGGCCGAACGCCATCATCAAGCTGGGTATCAACGCCGCCGCCCTGGCGTAAAACCATGACCCTCGGCGTATTCGCCAGGGCCTCACAGCGAGTTCTCGACCATCTTGGCGAGGACTCGTTTCTACGTGGGGCCGCTGCTGGCAAGGTAAACCTTGAGCACAACGTTAACCTGTCACCGGGCGACCCTGGCCGCTCGGACGACAACCACGTTGCGCGTTACACCATCGCAACCATCGACATTGCGTTCGACCCGCGTGTGGGTGATGACCTGGCGCACCCGGACGGCAACTACCTGCTTGACCGGCTCGTGTCGGACAACAACTGCAACCGTCGGTTCATCGCGGTCAAGGTGTGAGCCTCGTCAGTATCAAGCTCTCGGTGGACCAGGTTGAGCGCCTGGCCGATCGCTTCGACAGCCTCACGGTGCGCGGCGAACTGGCGCTGGTTGCGGTGGACGCGGTCAACGCGGTTGCTGTGGCCGCCGACAAGTCGATTCGCGCGGGTGAAAACGCGGGCTTGAACCTCAGCGACGCCGACATCCAGACCCGCACGTTGCTCTCGTTCGCGAACACCACGCCGCGGGCGGAGATGCTGACAACGGGCAGCAGCGTCCGCATGGGCCAGTACCCCTACAGCCAGCAGTGGACTAGCGCCAAGGGCAAGGCTAAGGGCGACCCCTCGCGGGGCATCCCGGCGGGCCAAAAGGCCGCAGGGGTGAACGTTGACATGAAAGTGGGTGCCGCCGCGCACTCGTCTCATTGGTTCTTGCTCACCGGCAAGAACGGGATCACCAACGTGTTCTATCGCAACGGGTCAGGCTACGAGTTCCGCATCGGGCCATCCCCGTATCAACTCGCCCGGTTCCAGATCGCAGCGCAAGAGGACTCGATCCAAGAGGCTCTGATGTCCGAGGCCTTGGGACGCATGAGCAAACGCCTTGAAAGTACCCTGCAATGAACGCAGACCCGATCCACAGCGCAGAGGCGGTTGCCGCCGAAATCGAGACGCGCATCTCCGCCATCCGAACGGCCAACGGCTGCGAGACCGACGCAGGCGCCACGGTCTACATGGGCCTGCGCAAGATCGACGACTCGATGATCCCGTGCACCGTGGTGATCGAGGGCGATGACATCCCCGGCCGAGGCACCGTGGGCACCGAGTACGAACTCGAACAGAGGTATGTTCTGTTTGCCTACGTTCCATGCAACCCCAAGCACCCCAACGTGGCGGCGCACCAAGCCATTCGAGACATCAAGCGGGCCGTGTTCATGACGGCTGGCGCTCCCGACTCGCGCTGGGGCCGCCGAGTGAAAGCGGTTCGGTACTTGGGCCGTGCGATCGGGCCGCGCACTGACGGGGTGGGGTTCGTTCTGGCCGCCGTGGAGATTGCTGTCGACTACGTGGAAGTGCTAGCGAAACCGAATTGAGTGCGTTTCGTTATGACGAAATCTAGACTGGCCCCCGTCTATTCGTCAATCCACACCGGCATCGGGGACCACCATGACCACTGCACGCGGCTTTCTTGGCGCAGGCGACATCTACATTCAGCGGTACGACCCGACCACCGGGTTGTACCTGGAGCCGGTTGGACCCTACGAGTCCACCAAGTTTGAAATCAAGGCAACGACCAAGCTGATCGAGATGACCGGTCGCGGCAAGGACACCTACGGCCAGGTGCTGGAGTCCGTGGCCCTGCCCCAGCCGACCGAGTTCACGATGGCCCTGGCCGAAGTGAACAAGGAATCCCTGACGCTGGCCCTGCTGGGCACCCAGGCGTCGCTGACGCAGACCGCCGGCTCCGTGGTCGATGAGGCCATGACCGCCACCCTGGGCAGTTGGTTCAAGCTGGCTAAGAACTCGCTCATCGCGGGCTCCGTGGTCATCACCAACTCGGCCGCCTCGACCACCTACGTCGAGGGCACCGACTACAAGGTGAATTACCAACTCGGTTGGGTCCAGCCCATCGTCGGCGGCGCGATCACCAACGCCCAGGCGCTCAAGGTGGACTACGGCTATGGCCTGGTCAGCGGCGTCAAGATCAAGGGTGTCACGGCGGCCCAGCTCCGCGCGCAAATCCTGTTCGACGGCATCAACATGGCCGACAACGC